CAAGAATTGGCTCGATTGCCTGTTTTATTTTAACATTCTTTAACAGCCGACAGGCCGCCGCTCCTGCTGTCTCATCATTCTTTACCGTAGGATATGCAGCACGATAAGCCCTTGTGCCGTTCATATCAATCAGGTATTCTTCAATAAACTTTTTCTGCTTGTCTGTTAAATCGTCTTTGTTTTTCACTAAGGCTCATCCCCTTTCCAACAATATCCTTTAGTAACAAAAAGGGAGCCACCGTTAAGCGGCTCCGAGCTTCAAAAGGAGTTCCATGTTACATGGCAAATGGCAAGATGCGTTCCGACACCAAGTCCATTATTATTGTAAAACGAACTTTCCGAACAAAACGAACAATTTTCACATTTTTGCTATTTTTTCTCGAAAGACCTGTCGTGGATAACGATTCTTACGTATTCCTCGGATACATTGCCTAGTTTCCTGGCTATCCAGCGCCAAGTTCTATCCTCTGTATAACGGCTCCGGATAACAAAGCGAAGTCTATCGTCCTCAATGGATTCTATCCAGCTTTCAGCTTTACGGATTTTTGCTTCGAGTTCTGAAAGCTTTTTAAGTCGTCTCTCGTAAAGCTCCTGATTGAATCCGTCAAGATGGACTACCTTCTTAAAACCTTTTGAGTAGTCATGGCCGAAGTCATGGACAGTCTCTCCCAGCATATTGGATATCTCCTTTTCCAGTATTCCGATGTTTTGCTTCCAGCCTCGGTACTTCTTTAATTGTTCCTTTGTCATTCTTCTCCTCCTGCATCTAACTCCCATGCACTCTCGCCCTTATCTATAAAGGCTTGAACAATTTTCTTTACGGTCTTTTCTCCTATGCCGTCAATCTCTAACAGGAACTCCTCTAAAGTGTTACTGTCAAATTCTAAGACAGATGGCATAGAATCCTGACCATCTTGAAAGCCACTCGCATAAACTGATGTCGCCCACTGGTTCATTTGATTAAAACTGTACCGCTTCAAGGCTTGATAGTTTCCAAAGTTTAAAGGCTTAAGCATAGGCTACTCCTTTGCAAGCTCCAGGTATCTATTTAGGTACCATATTGCCTTTTCTATGTCCTCTGTTTGGTTCTTCTTTCTGTGTCGGTACAAATACTTGAAAGCATTGCAGATACAAAAGCCTTTTACAGCTTCAGGCCCCTGAGTCTCAAGCATTACCTCGATACACTCAAATTTCCCCGTCTCATAGTGAGAAGGATGGTTTACCGGATCCATTGGTACATCAACTAAATCTTTCTCTGTAATCTCAATCATTCAACACACTCCAATCTAATTTTTGTCCACAGTAGGGACAGTAATCAAATGTTTCCAAATCGTCCAGTTCTTCTCTACAAGTTGGACACTCGCATAATTTCCAGCCGTCATCATCGGTGACTATCGCGATTTTCCGCGGTGTCCTGTATTTGAATTCTTTCCGTTCTTCCTTTGTCATTTTTGTAAGTTCCTCCGCTTCTTTTTCAGCCGCATCCATAGCCTTTTTCTCTATCAGCTCCGAAAACTCTTCCAGTTTTTCCTCTACTTCATAGACTGAGTCCGCTATTTCCGGCAGAACGTCCTTTAAATCTGGAATCGCGTTTTCTCTAAAAAACTCCACTAGCAAATAGCAATTTATTAGTTGTCCTATCTCTTTTTTCAGTTTCATATCATTCCACCTTTCCAAGCCTTGCCTTTAAGGCTCTAAGTACATCCTCTTGATTCTGCCCCTTTTCAGAGAGGGACTTTTTAATGTCATGGTCTACCGTATCCGTACAAAGCAGCTCATGCACGATAACCGGCTTTTCTTGTCCTTGCCGGAATAGTCTGGCATTCGCCTGGGCATACAGCTCATAGCTCCAAGGTAGCGAAAACCAAATAATATGCCGTCCGCCATACTGGAGATTGATTCCGTAAGCTGTGCTTACAGGATGGGCAAGTAATATATCAATCTTTCCTTTGTTCCAGTCTTCTTCATCCTTAGGACTTTTAAATTCTCTAACCTCTAATCCTGACTTCTCCAGTGCTTTCAGGATCCTATCCTTGTCATGCTTAAAATTATAAAAGACCAATGCGGATTCACCATTCAACTCTTCCACAAGCTCCGTAAAACGCTCCAGCTTGCAGTCATGGATATGATTTACTACTTTGTCTTCATCGTAGATTGCACCATTCGCACATTGGGAAAGCTTGTTTGTAAGCACTCCGGCGGATACTGCGGTTATCTCTGAATCCTCCAAGGATAGAACCATGTTCTTTTCCAAATCCTGATAGGCCTTTAGGGCTTTCTTATCCAAGTCAACAGGTATTTCGTTATAGACGATAGAGGGAAGCTCCAGATAGTCTTTCGCTTTCAGGCTTATACAGATGTCGGATATCTTTTTTGTGATAGCCTGTTCTGCGCCCTTCTTCGGTTTGTAATCGAATCCCATAAAGTCGGAATCAAAATACCTTGTTCGGTAATGAGTGATAAATTTCCCTAGTCTCTCTCCCTGATCAAGTAGGTATATCTGGCTCCAAAGGTCTAAAAGGTTCTTAGGGCTAGGCGTACCGGTAAGACAGATTACCCTTGATATCTTCGGCAAGGTTTTCTTCAAAGCCTTAAACCTTTGGGATTGTGGATTTTTAAAGCTTGAACTCTCATCTACCACAACCATATCAAAGAACCAGTCATTTCCTAAGGTTTGATAAAGCCACATAACATTATCCCGGTTAATTACATAGATATCTGCATTAGTCTGTAAAGCCCGTAGACGCTCCTTTTGTGTGTCCATAACCTTAGAGATTTTAAAGTCTGCTGTGTGATCCCATTTCTTAGATTCGTTTGTCCATGTCGATTCCGCCACCTTCTTAGGGGCGATAATAAGAACCTTAGACACTTCCAGCCTATCCTTTAATTCCTCAATGGCAGTCAATGTAATAATTGTTTTGCTAACCCAAGCCCATGTCCAAGAAAAGACCGACAGAGTTTTGATGTACGACTTTATCTATACACATTGCCTGGTAATTATGTGGAATGAACTTCATACGGCATCACCTCCTTTCTTATGACAGCCGTGCCACCGGGCATGTTCAGCTTGATTTTTAAAAATCATAAGATTCTCCGCCCTGTTATCTCTTTTATTCCCGTTAATATGATGGACTACTTCTCCTTTTTTCAGCGGGCGACCAAGTATTGCCTCTGCTATCACTCTGTGTGTATGGCGTCCAGATATCTTCTGATATCCTTTTTTCAAACCGCTGTCTAGTCTTGCCCTTGATAGCTTATCCTTTACCTCATCGGTCATTCTCATTGGATTAAGCTCGGCATTCATTTTTAGCATGTGACATTTTCTACTGCAAAAATGTTCCTTCGACCGAATCCACTGGCTCTTAGGTTCTCTAATTTCAATCCCACAATAGTCGCAAATTCCTATTATCAATCAGCATCACCTCCAATCATCAATATTATTTACAAATTCTTCTACTTCCTGAAGACCATAAAGCACAAAAGTCTGCTGCCTGAAATCCCGAAGCTTTTTAAGTTGTATTCTCTGTAGTTTAGAAAGTACGCCTTTCTCTGTCTTAAGTTCAACAAATAGAACTTTACCGGCATCCGTGATAACGATTCTATCCGGAACGCCTCGACAGTTTGGGGAAGCAAATTTGTATACCAAACACCCCTTCGCTTCCAGCGCGCTTTTAAACTTCTTTTCTAACTCTCTTTCCAGCATAAACATCCCTTCCGTTTTTGGTGCGAGGGACTAAGGGACCAAAAAATCCCTCTCGCGCGTATATATGCACAGCGCATACATACATGCAGTTTTTCTATTAAATATCGTATGCGTATACGTGTATTTAATGATTTACTAACTACTGCTATCAACACCATTAATCTTTTATTTTTAAAAATATTAGTCCCGTTAGTCCCTAATCATAGCTACAACCGCATAAATACTTGATTTTCTTAGGGACTAACTTTTGAAAATTAGGGACTAGCGGGACTAACTTTTTTTGATTCTGTTTTTTTTTAACTTTTTGCAAAATTTTCAATGTTAGTCCCGCTAGTCCCTAAAATCGTCGCTTTTTATAATGTTAGTCCCTGCATTTTTGCCTTCTAAAACTATGATTTCAAAACCTTATAGCATCTAACCTGACCATAGTTTTTATCCTCCATTTTTGTCTTTTTTGTATTTTTCATTGCTTTAATGCATCGAACATATCTGTTTGATTCTGCCCGCCTTAAATTCCCCAACGGCAGCTTCAAAAGCTCGCAAGGGAGGTTCTGCGGAGATAGGTACGGTAAAGTCATAAGCTCCCCGTCATAAGGCATATTTCCTTCTAAGAAGGTGACTCTCTGCGCTATTTCCATTTCCATCCATTTAACCGGTACCTCAGTAACAGCAAACTGCTCTACCATAGACTGAATAGGATCCTGCTCCATAAATTCCTCATGCAGCTCTGCCAGAATCTTATTGCTTTCCTCGCTGAGAACCTGATATTGCAATGCGTCGTAATCTCCTAAACAAGCATCAACCTTAAAGGCTATCTCTGCCCATATTTGGTCTATTACGTCGCCTGTAAGGTCTTTCCAGATGTTCTTTTTATGCTTCTTCACGCCTACCGGTAAAGGATAAAATCTTCTGTTTCCTGTTTCATCCCGGAGGAACTCATCCTTGTTACTGGTGCCAAAGAATACGCATTTTCGTTTGTGCTCTATGCTTCGTCTGCCGTAGGCTTCTCTGTGGTAGGAGCTCTTCATAGATAGGAACTGCTTAATATCCTCAGACTCCTGTTTATTAAGCGCTGCAAGCTCTCCCATCTCCACAATCCACTTCCCGGCAATTGCTTCCTCGGCTTCCTTACCGACAGTTCTTGCCTTGAAGTCTGCAAACCAATCCTTTCCCAGTCTTTCCAGTATGGTGCTCTTTCCTATGCCCTGTTCTCCTGTAAGGATAAGCATATTGTCGTACTTCGCGCCGAACTTGTATGCCCTTATGGCGCAAGCCAGTAAAGTCTTTAAAGTTACCTCCCTTGTATAGCAGTTATCCTCTGCCCCTAAGTAGTCGATAAAGAGTGTCTCTGCACGCTCCACACCGTCCCAGGATAAGGAGTTAAGATAATCCGCTACGGAGTTAATCCGGTTATTCCTAAGAACATTGGTTAATGCCGTATAGCATTTATCCTTGTGATAGACTGCATAGGCTGTCTCAATGTATCCGATCAGCCCGCAGTCATCCTCGTCCGTCCACTCGTGCGCACCTGTCTTATCCCATGGCACTGCACCGCCGCAGTAGTTCCGTCCGGTAAAGGAGTCAGAGTATATCTTTCCTTTAATATGAAGGTCGTTCTGCATGATGGCCTCAAGGTTATTGATGGTGGGAAGCACTCTCCCATCTTCATTTCTCTTAAGATCCGACATCCAGGCAACATCTTCCTTAGATATGCTCTCTACCTTCCCGCCTTCTTCCGAAGAATCTTCTCCGTCTACCATTTCAAAGGCCTTCATGCGCTCAAGATCCAAAGTAGCCCTTGCTGTAGGGTCGTTATTTACAAAGGAGCACATGGCCTTAAATGAGGGCTTATTTTCTTCCTTCGTGTTGGCACTTACCTTTTCGTCAAGGTCTCCAAACTTATGGAGTCGAACAAGGTCGAAGGCATTTACCAGTATTCCGCTGATAGGATCCGTAGCATGATGGGAATACATGAAGGTGTCACGGTCGTATAAAACTGCACCGCCTGTCGTACTACCGTCTGCGTAAGTCCATCTATCTGGCCTATCCGTTGGAAGATAAATTCCTGTTAGGAAATGCTCTATCGCCGAAGGAATATCGTAGGCATTACAGAAGGCTCCGATAAGGCCTGACTTCTCAAGGGGATTTCCCTGCTTCGTGATTTCCCTTCTGATAAGTAAGGTCTCACTTTGGCACTTTGGCCACTCTGCGATATTCTTCCAGTCATGGTATAGACCCAGTATCTTCTCCGCATTTACCTCTTCACCGTCAAAGACCTTGTAAACGTAGTCAGCACCCTTACAGATGGAGGGGAAGTACATAAGGCGGGAAGCTTCGAAGGTGGTAGGGTCGCACAGGTCAATTCCTAATCTGCTGCCTAACATCCTTGCTACCGGCTCGTATTCCTCTTTTGAGCAGTCCTTTTCTAAGGGGAAGACGATTCTAAGCCTAGGCTTATGGTTTTGGTGCTTTCTGGTGCTATACACTAAAGCCTTGTAGCCTATTAAATCCAAAGTCTGGAACACATCCGCGGTATCGGATTCGGTCATGTTATCAAGGTCTAAAGTGATAAGGCTCCGGCTAAGAACATTTTGCGCTTTCCGGATACCGTCCTTTAAGGTACCTCCTACGAATCCGCCCACGTCCTTAAGGGCGTCCTGCCTGTCCTTAGGAAGCGCCAGATACTCGTCCATTGTTTCCTTGCCTACCTTAGGAGTTTTAAAGAGCTCAAGGAACTTCTCCCAAGTGACGGCCTTTTCTTTCCAATCTTTACTTTTTCGGCTTTTGGCCGTACTAATCCTTTTGATAGAAGTATCCATCGAATCCAGCTCCTTTAAGTATCAATCCCTTTGCCCAAGGTATAGGAAGGGCAAAAATATCGCACAGCGCGTCCACAGTGAGGCTTTCGTCTGCTTCCACGATTATTTCATCGTGTACATGGAAAACTGGCTGTAAATGGCGTTCTGCAATCCTATCCAGTGTTACGCAGAGGCAGTCCCTGGCAATGGCTTGCACAATGTTCTCCACAAGCTTCCCGCCAAAGGTCTGCTCCTCTCCCCATTTCTTCGTAGTTTGGTTCTGGGAAAAGAAAGTTAAAACATCACCGAACCGCCCTGCTCCGGCAAAGGGCTTACAGTAGAAAAGCTTTCGCTTGCTTGGTAGTTCGATTGTTAAGAAACGAAGGCCATTGTTTAAATCCTCTTCCAGCCTAAAGATTAAGCCGTTATAGGTTCTCGCCCTTCCGTCCTTCGTAGTGACCAGGGCGCATTCTCCGACCTTGTACCATAGGCGCACAATATTCTTGTTGGCAGCTCTCCATCTGGTAACAATTTCCGGAAGTTCCTCTTCTGAAAGTCCCATGTCTAAGGCTCCCATGGAGATAAGTGCGTTGGTTCCGCCTTGATATCCTAAGGCAAGAGTCGCAACCTTACCTTTCTGCCGTAGGGCGTATTCCGGATTTCCTTTGACAATCTTTTCAATAGAAACATGGAACATCTGACTGGCTGTCGCTTCATATATCTTTCCGTGCGTTGCAAATACCTGATTTACCCATGTTTCCTTTGCAAGCCAGGCGATAACTCTCGCCTCAATAGCGGAGAAGTCAGCCACTACGTACTTCTTCCCGCCCTTAGGGACGAAGGCAGTACGGATAAGCTGTGATAGGGTATCTGCTATGCTTGGATAGATTAGATCCAGCGTTTCATAGTCCCTTGCCTTCACAATCTCCCGAACATCCTCTAATGGCTCCAAGTAGTTCCTAGGTAGATTCTGCATCTGCACAAGGCGACCGCTGAACCGTCCCGTCCTTGCCCCATAGAACTGGGAATCGCATCGTACTTCTTAACCGATGTCTTTCCCAGCTGCTGCCGAATCTCTAAAGCCCTTCTGACCTTCGGCGGGAGATCTCCGGATAAAGCGTCCTGCACGTCCTTCTTCTGAATGCTCTTAAGCTCTACGCCTTGATCGTTCACCCATTCCAGAAGCTGGCTAGGGCTGTTTGGATTGCTTAATCCGGTAAGCTGTATAGCTTCATTTGTAAGACGCTCCACACTCTCCTCTTGAATGGCGAGCGCTCCTGTTACTAGCGCCATGTCTACGCCTACGCCGTAATAATTCATAAGAACGTCCCTTCGCCATCTCTCCCACTCAAGCTCCGGAACAGGGAAGGAAGAAAGCTTTTTTTCTATGGCTCTTTCTGCTTCTACGTCCTTATTATTGTAGTCTTTAAAGAGATTCCATTTATCTGCATCAGGCTTATAAGGACCGAGACAGAAGTATTTAATTAACTGTCTACCTATCGCAAGCTTCTTCTTGTCTTCCGGAAGCCCTACAGCTTCTCCGGTAGCTTCGAGTCCCGCAGGAAAACCTAAGTACATGGCGTGAATCATAGTGCATTGCCATTGCTCTATAGGTGTTTCATATCCCATTCTATTTAAGCAAAGCCACTCAAAAGATGCGTTGTATGCGTGCTTGATTACCTCTTTATCCTGTAAAGCCTGTAAAAGAAAAAGGGGTATTTCCTCCCCCTTTTCTAAGTCGATAACTTCCACAGGCTCATCATCAAAGGCATAGGCTAGGAGCATAATGCGAAACGCTTCTGACTCTGCATATTTAAAGGCTCCGCATTTTCTAATGTCCACATCCGAAGATGTTTCAATGTCGATACTTAAGTGCTTCATAGCCCCTCCTTCTGATTAAAGAATATCGTCTACACTGTCGTCCTCTGCGAACTCGAAGCCGTCTCCGAATGCGCTTTCTGCTGTTACCTGTACACCGCCTAATGGCTCTCCATCACGAACAAACTGAATGCCGTTAAGTCCGCAGGCGATGCCCTTGTTGCCGTTGGAGTTGTAAGCATAGAAGTTGATGTTTGCCCTTACATAACAACCGCTATATACCGCAGTCTGGTCTAAGATACGCTGTAAGTTCTTATCTACTACTAACGGCGGGCGGTTTTCGTTCGCCTTCGCAGTAATGATGTAGTGATCGTGACACTCCTCGCCATAAGGCTCGCCATCTGTAGGTCTTGTTCCGTCACCGTCTACGAATGCGATAGTAAGCTTCGGAGGAATCTTCCCTTGGAACTTATTATCCTTTCCTAGCTGCTTAGCTTCCTCAATGGCACTTTCTACAGCCTTAATGGTCTTTGTGTCGGACTTTGGAACCAGTAAAGTGGCCTGGTATTTGATATTGCCGGATAAGTCCGCTGCCGGCTCAAAGATGTGTGCGTAAGATAATCTAACGATTCCTGTAGTAATTGCTGTTCCCATAATTAATTTTCTCCTTCTTCTGTAAACATGGACTTTACGTCCTGAATTGATGGTCTTATATCACTAGAAAGCGTAAGTGTTGGCTTTCCTTGCGATTTTGTTACATACTCCCCAACTAAGGAAGCAAACTTCTTTTTACCCAGTAACTTCTCAATCTTTGCTAGGGATAAAGGCGTTGTCTCATAGAGGTCTTTCTCCTCTGTTCCGTCCTCTATGATTACTTCAAAGGCTTTCTTTTCGTCGCTCCATACTCTGGACGATCTTCCTTCTACTGCCTTGTAGCCTTTGATTTCTTTTCCTGAAAGAAGCTGTTCTAAGGCGTAATCCTCTAAGTCTTTTATCCACTTTGGGAAATCTGCGACCTTCGCAAGGATTTCTCCTATTTCATCGTTGGATAAAGTGTATGGATCCTTTTCCTGTAAAAACATCGTAGATAGGTTCTTGTCTGCCCTCGCCCTGCAGGTGTACTTAGCTTTGCAGAATAGGCAGGTGTGCTCCGATGGCGCAAACTCCCCGCCGCCTTTAAAGGCGAGTGCCGCGACAGGCTTTAATCTTTCCCCGAAGTCTAATAGATCCTGAATACTGCACTCCCAAGTCTTAGGTTCTGCGGACAGCCTAGGCTGTACAATCGTAAGCTTTACATTTTCAAAGTCATAGAATGAACTGTATAGGTCGTAGGCACCTAAGGCATAAATCATTAACTGGCTATTCTCGACAGGAGATACATCTACACCTCGACCATACTTAAAATCTATGATGTGGAGTGTTTTCTCACTGACGATTACACAGTCCACTGTTCCGAAGCCTTCCGGAATGTAAGCAGTTAAGTCAAGCTCTACTTCGATGATAGGGAGTCCCTTCTCTTTCTTTGCAGTCTCTACACAAAACTCTGCGTAGCTGTCCGTACAAGCTCCCATTTCTTTGGTGTACATCGGGTCATTAAGGAGCTTCTCATAGTCGGATTCATTGACCTCTTCGTCCCTAAGAATCGCTACCTTTATCTCACAGAGCTCATGGGCAAGAGTTCCTTCTTTAGCTGCGTCCGATGTCCTGTTCTCACAGCACTCTTCCAGCCTTGCGGAGGGGGTGCAAGCCATCCATCTATGCGAGCCACTGGCTGATAGTAGGGCGTGCGCCCTGTTCTCATGTTCCGGCATTAGATTTCTACCCCCACCTTACGGATTCCCTCTACAAACTCAGGAAGTTTGTCATTAGGTAGCAAGGAAAGCCTTTCCACTCCTACTGATAGTTTTGTCTTTTGCCGACAAAGTTATGTAATTCTCTCAAACAAAACCAAAGAATAGATAACTAATTTACACCCATATCACGAAAAGATAATGAAAGCTTAATAGACTATGTTCAATAGCCGCAGCAGCAAGCAATACCTACCGATGATAAAGGAAACTTATTGTATCACGAAGTTCCTGTAGAACGCACAATAGAAGATTTGTACGACGGTTCATTAGACGATACAGAGATTGCCGACTTTATTTCTGCAAATATCGAAGCAGCACAAAAGGAATACAACAGCGTTGTAAAGAAAGCTCCGAAGATTAGTACAGACAAAGCTAAATACTTGCAAGAAAAACAAGCCTATCAAGAAGAAGTTGGCAAAGCGAAAGCAAAGGTAGACTACTGGCAAGCTGTAGAAAACGAACGCAAACACATTACCCACACCTCCCCCGAAGAACTTAAAAACACAGAAGACGAATTAAGCGGAGAAGCAGCACGAAAAGATTACAGAGGAATTACGGCAGGAGACGAAGAAAATACTACGTCCGTAGAAGACCTTGTGAGAGACTTCTTACGAGGCGCAAAAATAACTCCCGAAGATTTCAGAAAAGAAACAGGGCTATCCATAAGCGAACAGAAAAAGTTCGTTGGTATGATTTCAAAACAAGGAAAGACTATTGCAAGGCTCGGCGAAGAACTTGCAGACTACGACGAATGGAATCTAGGTGGTAGATTCTTTGATGGAGATAGCAACGCAGCACGTGGAGCAATTATAGACGCACTTTTAAGTTCGAGAACACGTGGCGACTTCAAAGAACAAGACGCAACGGCAGAAGAAGAACGCTATATAGAAGCTGTAGAACAGCAAAGAGAGCAGTGGTATTACGAAAACTACCATATGACATACGAAGAATATCTGCAATACAGAGAAATCGTATTGCCCGAATTGTTGAGAAAATACGCTAACTTTGCACCCGATGTATTATATCCACAATTTGTAGCATCATTCGAAGATGCATACGCAGCAGAACATTCACAAACGAACAATACAGAAAACAATGAGCAACAAAGAAATGACACCACAGCAGAAGAGCCAACAACTACTCCAGGCGATACAGTTTTGCAAACAGAAAAAGCTAATAACAGCAGAGGAGATAGCCAAAGCAAAGAGCAACCAACAGAAGTTCCAACTGGCGTGCGAAGCAGTAATGAGAATGGAACTCTACCTCAAAGCACACCCACAGAAGTAGAAAGCGAAACCGACTACACTCTTAGCGACAAAAAAGCTGAAAATAGAGAAAACTTCTACCAAGATGCCAATGGCAACATTGATTTGGCGAATATTCCTGAAGAAGTCTTTGACAAGATAGGTAAACCCAAAGCTCCTTTACGTCTAACTCCCTCGATGTTGAAACATGTATTTGACAGACATGGGAAAGAAATGGGATTGTCCCGGACTGATGATGCTATCGATTTTATCTTAGATGTTATGGATAATTTCGACCATGTACGGCAAGGAGATAAGAATGCCGTAATTTTCTCAATAGAAAATGGAAGAAGCCGTACAGGTAGACGTGCAGTTACTATTCTGTTGAACTCTGAAAGTGGCGAATATTACGGCATAAAGACTTCGGGATATGAAAGGATAGAAGGCTTGAATAAAAAGCCATTGCTATGGGAGAAGGGCGCGAATGAAACTTCTGCTACAGGTGCTGCTCCTGCAAATGTTACCACCGAGCAAGCCCAACAGGGCAGCGAGCCAGCTGGCAGCGCATCAAACCATAGCAATGGTTCTGCCGACAAAGTTACACAATCTTCTCAAACAAAAGAAACAAAAGAAGATAAATTTTCACCCACACCACGCAAAGACGGTGAAAGCATAACAGACTATGCCGAAAGAGTAGCAGAAGAACACCAGGCGCAACGTACACGCAAAGAAGAGGAAGCAAAGGTTGATACCAATCCTACCGATGCACAAAAGGAAGCTGGTAACTACAAGAAAGGACACATCAAAGTAGACGGACTTAATATTACCATCGAACAGCCAAAGGGTAGTATTCGTCGTGGCACTGATGCAAACGGCAAGCAGTGGGAAAGCGAAATGCACAATACCTACGGCTACATTCGTGGTACTGAAAGTGTAGACGGAGACCATATAGATATATTCCTTTCTGACAATCCAACAGAGGGAAAAGTATTCGTTGTAGACCAAATAAACAAAGATGGTTCATTCGACGAACACAAGGTTATGTATGGCTTCTCCGATATGGAAAGCGCAAGGCAAGCCTACCTTTCAAACTACGAGGAGGGTTGGCAAGGCTTAGGCAATATCACCGAAGTAAGCAAAGAAAATTTCAAAGCGTGGATTGACAGCAGCAAACGGAAGACAAAACCGTTTGCAGAATATATGTCTGTAAAGACACAAGGCGATACGCAAGCTAAAAAGCCAACAGAAGAGAACGCTGCACCAGCCAACACACAAACAGAAGAAAACAATGCGCATAATTCAGAAGATATTATGCACGAACAAAAGAATGTACAACTGCAGCAAGCTATCAACGCCTACGAAAACGCAACTAAATTCTACTATCAGCAACTAAAGGAAGGGAAACTCGACAAAGTATTCGAGAGTAAACAATGGAAAGATGTACTCCGCAAACAAACAGAACTGCAAAAAGCACTATTGCAGCTCAACTCCGAAGAACTGAAAGAACTACTCAAACAAACAACTAACGAAGACACCAAAAAGGAAATCAAAGGGGCATTAGACGCAGTACTTAGACAAGAACAACGGTCTATAGAATATAACGCTGTCTTAGACAAGCAAGAACCCATAACCCCTATATACAAGGAGGAGAAGAAACCCATTGCCGTTACAGAGTTTGTAGAAACGGACAAGAAAGAAGCAGAGATACACCCCGTTCTCACTGGCGTTTACCACGACAACGGCTATGTTGTGGGTACTAATGCGCATATCTTGTTGGCTCGTAAAGAAGACTATAACAAATCTTTAGAGGGAAAGATAACAAACAAGAAAGGCGAGGTTATAGATGGCAAATATCCAAATTGGCGAGCTGTAGTCGAGGGTGAAACTACAACAAATTCGTGGGGTATCAATCTTGATAAACTGCACGCATTTGTAAGAGGCGTGCTTACCAAACTAAAGGCAGACGGAGCAAAGAAGAGTACTATCGACAGCGCAAATATAGCATTTAAGGACACTGACGGCAAAATTATTGTGTGCAACGCAAAAACACTCGACAAGGCATTGCGTGGAGCAAAAAGCATAGGGGCAACTGAATTCGGAAACAAGTCTGAAACATTCGCACACGCACAAACCAAAAAAGGCTACGTCGTTTGCCCAACAATCTCCACATACCACAGCATAAACGATAACTGTTTCGTATACGCCCCAAAAGAAGCAGCACAACAACAAACCACTGCAACACTCACCAACGACACAGAAGCAAAACAGAAAGCCACAGAGGCAGTCTTAGCAGCTTTATCTAAGGCAGGTATAGAAGTCGTGCAAGCGACAGACGAGCAGGCACAGGCAATGCTTGCTAATGAAATTGGAGCAGAAAAGCAAGTCGTCTACCATGGCAGCCGTGCCAAGTTCAAGAACTTCGACCATTCGCACATGGGAGAGGGAGAAGGGCAGCAGGCATACGGCTGGGGCAGTTATGTAACCGAGGTGGAAAGTATCGGCAGAACCTATGCCACAGGAAACGGTAAAATAAAATTCAGAGGCTTTGTTTTGGAAGCGATGCACAGCCTTGAAGTGAAAGAGCATTTTAGCGGAGCTGAAAGAAAAGTATTGAACTTTCTACATAAGTGGATTAAAAGGTCTAATAATGCATCAACCGCCATTGAAAAGGTCAAGGAATGGGCGAGCAATGAATATGAAAAATATTCAGGTAGAAGAAATTGGAGCGACCAGGACTATAAGGATTATTTTGGAGCCATCAGCAAGAGAGATGTGCGCGAATGGCGCAAGGAGATGGAAGAGAAAGAGGAAAATGCACAGCAGATGTTATCGTTTATTGAGACGCTTTCCGTTGATGATTTCTCATTTACTCAAAGACATCTCTATACTGTGGATATTCCCGATGATACAGGCAGTAATTATCTGAATTGGGAACAACCCATAAGTGATGAACAATTGGATGCCATTGAGGAATATTTGAAAGAAAACTATCGTGCAAGTCGTGTCAAGATTTTTACCGACGGTATCGCTAAGAGTAATAGCTCCAATGCACAAGAGGTAGATGCGTTTACTCGGCAGGGCAAAAATATCTATCATTTGCTTGAACATACCATAGGTGATGATAAAAGCGTAAGTGAGATGCTTGGCTCACTTGGCTATACTGGCATATCTTATCCAGCGCAGTATCAGAGTGGCGGCAGAGCAGACAATGCGCGTAACTATGTCATCTTCAATGAGAAAGATTTGAAGATAACAGACCACATTCAATTCATGCGCACCCCACAAGGCACAATTTATGGTTGGTCGGTTAATGGTAAAATTTATCTTACAGAAGCAGGAATAAACCCCGAAACACCTATCCACGAGTACACCCACTTGTGGGCAGATGCAATGATGAAACAGAACAAGCAAGGCTGGAACAGCATAAAATCTCTCCTGAAAGACACTCCTGTATGGAAAGAAGTCATAGCCGACCCCAACTATTCCAACATCAAAGACAACGAAGATGCCGTGGCAAGTGAAGTCTTAAGCCGTATCAGCGGTAAAAAGAATGCTGCAAAAATGGAGGAGGAAGCACAAAGGGCTATAGATGAAGCTAAAGGTGTGTTTGAAAAAGCGGAAGCCGCAACTGTTTTTCTTAACCTGAAAAGAGCACTTAAACAGTTCTGGCACTGGGTAGGAAAGAACGTCTTCGGCATCAAAGACTTTAAAAACATTGACGAAGTTACAGACAGAGTACTGTACGACTTGCTAAGCAATACAAAACTTACAGAAGAAGACAATGAAGAAATAGCAAAGCGAGACAAGCTATACCTCGATGCCGTAGAACGTGGCGATATGGAGACGGCTCAACGAATGGTAAACGAAGCCGCAGCACAAAATGGATACGTTCCTAATTCAGAATATCAAGGCTCATCAGCTTTTAATGGCGCAGCACCTTATGGTAATGGCTACTTCCTTACAAAAGAAGAACGCAAGGGAGCATACGAAAACGACGAGTTCGATGGCGATACCAGCTTAGACGATTATGTTAATAGTGGCATCGACCCTATGAACTTAGACTACCTTACAAACGACAGCAGCTACCGCCACGCTGACGATGCAAGAAAGGAAGCCATCGAAAACCTTAGAAACGTTTTCCAAAACAAACGGCAAACCATAACAATGTACCGCAGTGTTCCATCATCTATCAAGGAGGGCAGTTTTCGCAATGGCGATTGGGTAACGCCAAGTTACGCCTATGCAGTAGAAAACGCACGTGTGCACGGCTGGGGTAACAATTACCGCATCATAGAACAAAAAGTTCCTATCTCTGACGTGTGGTTCGATGGCAACGATATTGCAGAGTTCGGTTATGGCAACGAAAACGATTTTATAAACGACAAGGACTATCTTTACAGCAACACAAAGAACAACCGAAAGTTACCCGATGCAGTAACTTACGATGATAAAGGAAACGTCATACCGCTTAGCAAACGTTTCAACAAAGCAAAAAGCGACCCACGTTTTCAGATAGTAGGCAATAGTCTGTCAGATGAAGAAAAGAAGATTGTCGAAACTGCAAAGGCAAACGACACTTATATGAAAGCCCCCAACGGCAAGCCTACCAATCTTAGCGAAAAGCAGTGGGCACAAGTAAGAACCACAGCTTTCAAAAACTGGTTCGGAGACTGGGAAAAAGCTGCACGCATAGAAAAGGTGCGCAGGAGCAAAGCTGTCGTTATTAGTGGCAGCGAATACAAAGACAAATATGAACTAAACAGAGACAGTGCCAAAGAATGGATAAAAGATAATCTACGGGGGGAATATACCATTGCTGATACAGAAGAAATAGCTAGCCTTA